CACCTTTGGCTATAATGAACCGCATTGCCCGACAAATGGATCAGGCAAATGTAGACACTGATGGTAGATGGCTGGTTGTAGACCCTGTCTTCGCAGAAGTGTTAATGGACGAGTCAAGCAAGCTCATAAATTCTGACTTCGGTGGGGGTGATGAGATGCGTAATGGTCGTTTGCCAGGTACGATTAGAGGTTTCTCTATCTACAAGTCAAATAATCTTCCATACGAAGGTACAGGCGCTGGCGTGGCAGCGGCTGCAGGTTCAGAAACTAACTTTTCTGTTCTAGTAGCTGGTCACGCTTCTGCAGCAGCAACTGCAGAGCAGATTGCTAAAACAGAGACTTTCCGTTCACCAACTACATTTGCAGACATTGTTCGCGGAATGCAATTATATGGTAGGAAAATACTTCGTCCTGAAGCTCTTTTCACAGCAAACTATAACTTAGCATAATATCTAAGTCAATAAAAGGGGCTGGTTTTATACTGGCCCCTTGTCACTATTTTAGGACATTTTTTTAATGGCTTCTACTTATATAGATCTTTGTAACAAAGTATTACGTCGTTTAAATGAGGTAGAGATAGCTACGGCTGAATTTCTCAATACTAGAGGTATACAAAGTCTAGTAAAAGACGCAGTACAAGCCGCTGTAAGCAAAATTAATCAGGCAGAATATGAGTGGCCTTTTAACGCTGCAGAGTTTAGCCAAGTACTGACTGCAGGGCAGACAGAATATAATTGGCCTACCGCTTTTAAAAAAGCTGATTACAATAGTTTTCAGATACAAAAAGATTCCAGTTTAGGGGCTTCTTTTAAGTCTCTAGGCTATTTAGAAAGAGATGATTGGTACGCTAATCATAGAGATGCAGATTATGAAGCTGGTAGTGCAGGAAGAGGTATACCGGATAATGTATTCCCTTCGCATGGAAATGGCTTCGGAGTAACCCCCTCACCCAATAAAGCTTACACAGTGAGATTTAGATATTATCTAAACTACACAGACCTTACTAATGCAAGTGGCGTAACTAGAATACCTGAAAGCTTCGACACTGTTATAGTAGATGGTGCTTTATATCATTTGTATATGTTTAAAGACAACTTGGATGCAGCCAACGCTGCATATCAAGCCTTTATGCTAGGTATTAAAGATCTCCAAACACTGTTCATAAATAATTTTGAGTACATTAGGGATACAAGGGTAGCCTTCTAATGGCAGATCAAATTGAGTCCTTCAAACTTATCTGTAGCGGTGGTCTAAATAGTAATGAAAACCACTTAGCGTTATCAGATAATAATTCTGGTGCAGCTACAAGGCTAGTTAACTTTGAGCCTAGTCTGTATGGCGGCTACAGACGCATCGAAGGATATAATCATTTAGGTGGGATAGATACTACGGTTGGCGGTACTAATGCAGAAGGTAAAGTACTAGGATTAGCTATCTATAAAAATGAGCATATAGGAAATCCTTTCTTTATTGCTGCTAGAAAAGATGTTGGGGCTACTACTTATAAGTTTTATAAATTTATACCCTTTTCGGGTTGGCAGGTAATAGCCAATCAACCAACAAGAAATACTGTATCAGGCAGCTTAACCGTCGATAAAATTCGCCATGTACAGTTTGATTGGGGTAACGGTTCAACAATATGCTTCGTAGATGGGGTCAATCCTGCAGTAATTTTTGATGGATTAAACTGGTACGAATTACTTCAAGCAAATACAGGAGGAACTTCTTCTGCAGGTGGGGATCAGCTAGTAGATGCTCCTTCGATAGTAGGAGAGTATCAAAACCATCTCTGGGTTGGCGGTGATCTCACTTCTAGAGCTACCATAAGACACTCTGCACCTAATGATCCATACACTTGGACTTCGGCTGCAGGAGGAGGAACTCTAAATCCTGCATTTAATATTGTACAAATAAAACCCTTTAGAGATGACCTATTCGTATTTGGAACTAATTCTATAAAGAAAGTAGGAACATCTAAGAACTCTTCAGGTGGAATTACTTTTTCCTTAGAGAGTGTGACTAACAACGTAGGCTGCATAGCCAGAGACAGCGTAGTCGAAATTGCAGGTGACCTACTCTTCTTAGCACCAGATGGTTTTAGACCTGTATCCTCAACCTCAAAAATTGGAGATGTTGAATTAGAGACAGTAAGTAAATCAATTCAAGTTACTTTAGTAAATCTAATTAAAAACAACAATGCAGATACAGTTAATGCCGTAGTCATTAGAAGCAAGTCTCAAGTAAGATTTTTTGTAGGTGATGATACTACAGACCAAATAGATAGCTACGGAATTATTGGGGGTTTATATGATAGCCAAGGTTCTATTGAGTGGTCATTTGGTGAGTTAGTTGGAATTAGAGCCTCTTGCTGTGAATCCGGTTACATAGACTCAGAAGAATTTATAATTCATGGTGACTTCGATGGCAAAGTTTATCAGCAAGAAACTGGCAGTAGCTTTGCAGGGAATGACATAGTTGCAGTATATGCTACGCCTTATTTAGACTTTGGCGATACAGAAGTTAGAAAGACACTCCGCAAGGTAAATACCTTTGTGAGAGCCGAAGGTCCAACAACATTCTTTTTATCACTTGATTATGATTGGGGAGACTACAATACCAGTAAGCCCTCAGAATATACCCAAGCATCTACAGGTGGCCCAGTTAGATATAATGCTCTTAATCTAGACTATGGTGATGCAAACGCACTCTATGGGGGCAACTCAAAACCAATTCTTACGGCTGACGTTCAAGGATCTGGTTTTGCAACAAGAGCAACCTTTGTAACGGTAGGGCAATCACAGCCCTACTCTATCCAAGGATTAGTATTTGAATTTTCGATTTCGGGGAGAAGGTAGAACATGGCAGGATATACTCGCCAATCTGTAAGCCAAATTATCAATGGTGCGGATATTACGGCTCCACCACTTAATGCTGAATTTAACCAACTATTAGCAGCATTTGAAGCAGCAACAGGACATGGTCATACAGGCGCTACAGGAGATGCACCACAAATACCTCTAGCTACTTCTGTATCGGGAGTTCTTCCTGCAGTACATGGCGGTACAGGAGGTAAGAATAATTTTACTACAAGTAATCCCACCATTACAGACGATAGCTCACAGAGCTATGCGGTGGGATCTTTGTGGATTAATACTACTACAAAGCGTATTTTTATATGTACCTCTGCAGCATCTTCTGCAGCCATTTGGCATGAGATCGTAGCCAATACTGGAACAAGTATAACGCCTGAAACCACAAACACCGTTGATATTGGCTCATCTAGCCTGAAGTACAAAGACTTTCACCTAGCAGGAAACGCCCTTATGGGTGGCACACTTGGAGTAGCAGGTCTTAGTACCCTAGCTTCTCTAAACTCCACAACCTCAACTTTAGGATCAGTGACTGTTGGCGGTTCAGGTAACAACGGATCAATTAATGGGGTAGTAATTGGTAGCACAAATCCAACTGGTATAACTGGTACTACAATTACTGCAAATAATGGTTTTACTGGTAACCTTACTGGTGACGTAGCAGGTAATGTAACAGCGTCCTCTGGTACAAGTACTTTTAATAACACCACAGTAAACGGCACACTAACAGCCTCACTTACTGGTAATGTTGCAGGTGATGTTACTTCTACAGGTACTTCTACTTTTAATAATGTAACTGTCTCAGGCACACTAAATATGGATGGTGGTACAACTGCTACTATTCAGAATTTATCTGCACCAGTAAATCCAAATGATGCCGCCCGAAAAACGGATGTTGATACAGCCGTAGCTAACCTAGTGGATACTGCCCCTGCAGCATTAGACACCCTTAATGAACTTGCTGCAGCCATCAACGATGATGCAGGGTTTAGCACAACTATTACTAACTCCATAGCTACTAAACTACCTAAAGCAGGTGGCACAATGTCTGGTGCTATCGACATGGGCAGCCAGAAGATTACTAATGCAGGTGATCCAACAAACGCCCAAGACCTTTCGACTAAAAATTATACCGATACCCAAGACGCTACTAAATTAAACCTATCAGGCGGTACAATGTCTGGGGGTATAGCAATGGGGAACAACGCTATAAGTGGTCTTCCAACGCCCCTAAATAATGATCAAGCAACTTCTAAAGCGTATGTAGACGGTATTCTTGGATCAGCAAATAATGCTTCAGCTTCCGCTACGGCAGCGGCTAACTCAGCGGCAGCAGCCCTTTCCAGTGAAAATGCAGCGGCAGGTCATGCAACCACAGCCCAATCCGCAATCGCATCCTCGCAACAGTTTCTAGATACCTACTTCGTATCAGCAAATGCTCCAACAGGTGCAAACGTAACGCTAGGGGATTTATGGTTCGACACAACCGCTAATCAGATGAAAGTTTTTGGTTCTGGTGGTTTTCAGAGCGCAGGTTCTTCAATTAACGGAACGGCTGAACGTAAAGATTACACTGTGGGAACTAGCTCTGGCAGCTACAGCGGATCATTAACTACGTTTCCTGCAGTATACGATCCATCTTATGCAGATGTATATTTAAACGGAATAAAATTAGCACCTTCAGATTTCACCGCAACAGATGGAGCCAATGTGGTCTTGGCCTCTGCAGCGGCTACAGGGGATTCAATTTCGATTGTATCATTTGGAACCTTTTCACTGGCAGACCACTACAACAAAACTCAAGTCGATGCTTTCATCGATGACGTAGAAACTCTAGCATTGGCAGGAATTTAAAAAATGGCAATAAATACAACTACAGTTGAATCAAATTTAACTACTAAACTTAACGCAACTAGTGGCACAACGGATGCAAAAGAGTTCTTGCTCTTGGGCAAGGCGGTTGAAGCCTTAACTCCATCAGTAACAGTAACTAGCATTCAGACTGAGGGTACTACTCAGGTAGGATTAGTAACAGCCGAAGGTACTACTCAAGTAGCAGCCGTTCAAGCTGCAGCGTCTGGATATGCCCCTCTAGCTAATCCAACTTTTACTGGCACAGTGAATGCAGCCGCCCTCACATTATCTGGCGATTTAACGGTCAACGGTACTCAGACAATACTGAATACTGCCACACTAACAGTAGATGATTTAAATATCACTGTTGCTGATGGTGCGGCTGACGCAGCCGCTGCAAATGGCGCAGGGATCACAGTAGATGGTGCAGGAGCTACGTTCAATTATGCATCCTCTGGTGACAAGTGGACAACTAACAAAGGTCTAGCTGTCGGTGGTACATTAGAGATTGAAGAAGTTATCGAAAAGGTAACTATTATAGGGGGGACAGGTGGCTCTTACTACATCGATTGTGCCGATCAGGGCGTTGTTTATCATACACTCAATCAAGCCTCAAATAGTACAATTAATTTTAGAGGAAATGCCACAACAACACTAGATGCCCTACTAGGTGTTGGTCAGTCTTTATCGATGGCTGTACTGTACACACAAAGCACTACAGCCTATTACCCAAGCGCAATTGTTATAGACGGTGTAAACGTAACCCCTAACGTAAAATGGCAGGGCGGTAGCGCACCTACAGCAGGAACTGCTTCTGGTATTGATGTATACACATTCACCATAATTAAAACAGCTTCAGCAACATTTACGGTTTTGGCAACAGTAGCAGCATTTGCTTAGTAGGAGATACTCACAATGATTTTTCCTAAAAAAGAAATCCTCTTTGCACCCATGCTAGGAACTCTGGGCGGTGGCTCTATGCGGAGCTTTGGCAGAGGTACTGGTGGTGGGGTCGATCCTAATGCTGATCTTAATTTCCCTGTTGGGTATTATAATAATAGCTTTGGTTCTGCAAACAACGCATGGTTTTCTTGTGGTACTTATGGCTACCCTGCGGTTGATACTGGGAGTTATTATAAATTTACCGCAGGGCAAGATATAAGCCGACAGAATTTAAGATATAAATCTTTTTCTAATTCAAATTCATTTATGATTTGTGTTTGGAAAGATGTAGCCGTAGCGCATGGTGGTTATCATTATGAACTTCATTATATGTTTAGGGTAGATAATTCGAGTAGTGATGGAACTGCGGTCACTTTTGATATTGGTAATTCACCATATAAAGTTGGTAATCCTATTATTCCTGCAACAGGAGACTACTATTTAGGTTGGGTATCTGGTGTTCCCAGTGGTGTAGGTAATGGTTCTTTCGGAAGTATGTATGTAGATTCAAGTAGTTCTATTCAAGCAGGAGATAGCGCAATACATTACGCAAGTCCTTTAGGTAATGCCTACGTAAGCATAGGAGATGTACATTACATGTCTAGCTATAACCAAGGGCAGTGGATGTCTGTAAGAATACAAAATTAGGGTGCTATTATGCATCTTGGCTTAATAATTTAATAGGAAAACACTTATGTCTAAAGCAAGATTACTAGCTGACTTAATGAGAGACAGCAAAATCTCACTCGCAGAGGTTCAAGGTTCAGCCTCTGCTTCGGACTTCAACGTAAACGAACCTA